ATTGGCCAGTCTCTTTTAAGAAATCTTGTTCCTGCTGTTCCCTTTCCTACGACAACCATTATTTTTTAATGGGCTTCTTCTTTTTAGATTTTTCCTTATCCTTTCGCAAATCACGCAGTAACTTCTTAAAATAGTTCATTATGAAAGGTATAATCACTATGAAAGAAATTAATTAAACAGTTCCGCAGCCGCTCAATAGGCAAAGAGCGTTTCCATCGTGAAGAATTGCTTCGCCCTCTTCTGCTATTCTTATCTTTGTTCCGATTAATGGCTCAACAACAGATACCGCAGTTATAGGAGTGAATTGTTTCCATGTGCATGCAGTTTTAGCATCTCCCACAAGTCCGAAATTGCTTGTTACATTCTCGGAAACAGTAACCCTCAAACCCAATATTTCCATGACAACACCTGTTTCTAATTTTGCAGATGCAAATGCGGGAATGCTGGAACCTTTTATATTAATCAGCCATGATAATAAATTTTTATGTGATATTGAATTTAATGCCAAAATTCCGTTTTCAGGATTATATCCATCTGCCCTTATTTTCTGCTTTGCATTCATAATATCCTGAATAGGATTAGCAGTTGTTCCGTCTCCACTCCAAGCCCCGGAACAAGTAAGCCAGTTAATATTAGTCACTCCTGTTCTGTTATCACTTAAAATATCCCAGATTCTTCCATCAACCTTGTATTCAACCGCTCTTGTCAAGTCCCTTACATTTGTGGCAAGAATATCTATATCAGAGTCCCTTATATCCTCGTCTGAAAGGATGGGAGATTCAACGAAATATTTTCTTACATAAGAAGTAGTTCTTGTCCAGCTCTGTTCAAGAACGAAAGGCTGAGCTCCGAATGCAACATTTGCAATATCAGCAGGAGCTGTTGCAGTTAAAAATCCTGATGTTTTTGAATACCATCTGATTTCTCTTGCGCTTGTAGGCGTGACTGTTACAAATTTCTTGAATATTGTTTCCTCATCTGCAAAGCCTTTGGCTAATTTGTCTATGTCTATTCCTCTTATTTCAGCTTGTCCGCTTGTGTCTGCCATTAGTATCCACCTACCGCAACCAAACCAGTAGTATTAGATGCGAAAGCTTCAAGTGCGATGCCTATTGCCTGCCCTGCTGCAATCTCCGCTTCTGTTGCGAGCCTGATTAAATTAGCCCCTGATGTTGCTACCCAAACACCAACTGCAATAGTCGGACCAACCGCAGAAGTCATTCTGAAAATTCCTCTTCTGAACATTCCTAATTTTACAATCCCGTCTAATGCAATCTTTTCTGATGATGCAATACCTGCAAAAATATCGCCTGTTCCTGTATTTGATGCGGCTGTCATCGGGTCTGTCATCATGCAGATTGCTCCTTTCTCTATCCCTGTTGTATTAGAAACGGTAAAATTAATTGGAAAAGCCTGATTAAAAACAAGAGTTGCTTCGTTAGCCATGGCGAATTAAGAAAGAACCTATTTATATATTTTATCCTTTTAAGACTTAAAAGGTTAAATTTTGCCTTCTTTGGCTAACTGATATATTTTGATGGCTATTGCAAGCAAACCAAAGATTAAAACTTCAATTTCTAAGAAAGTCATATTGCCTCATGCGACCAGCCCGCCAGTGGAGCATTTGCCGGCTCTAAAATATCGCCGTCTTTTCTTATTCCTATGGGAATTATTGCAACATCATTCATTGCCCAGATAAGAGACATATCACTTTTGAAATCGGGAATTTCATCCGCTTTCAGCAGTTTTCTCATTCTGTTCAGTATGAAAGGCGGAACATAACTCGTTCTTAATCCTTTTGTATTTGGATGTTCTGACTTCATAAATCTTAAAGTTGTCAGAACCAAGTCCATGCTTTCCTTTGGAAAAACATACTCCATAACACCAAAAGGGAGAATTCTCAAGCTTCCCTGCATCCAGATAGTTTTTGTTTCTTTTTTATCAGGAGAATAAACTGGCAGTTGGAATTTCTGGCTTTGCATGTCCCTGACAAATAAATCAACCTTGTCCTTAATTCCATAAGGAATAAAAATAGCGTGCATCTTAAATCTTGCCAGACATTATTCTTTTAGCATATTCCTGCGGAGTTTCTTCTACTGGCTTAGGGGGTTGAATGCCTGCATCTGTCTTTCCGCCCAATAAGCGTCTGGCTTCAAGTTCCTGCTCTCTTTGAATAATTGCATCACGCCTGTCATTTTCAACTTTAAGCGCATCAACGACTTTTTGAGTTTGTTCCAATAGCGTCGGAGTTTGGATTTGAGGCTCATCTTTTTTATCTTCTACCATGAGATTATATGGAAATGATGTTTAAAAATATTACCAAAATTTCTTTTTTCTTCCGAGATATTTCAGGAATTCCAAGCCAGCCCCGAAGATTACAACTAAAAAGCCAAAATAATTCTGTTTCATTATTTCGGTAACTCCGAAAGTTGTAAGGGAAATTGCAGCTGTATTAATTATTGTTTCAATTACAGGTTTATGCTTGCTGTTTTCTTCCTTTGCTTTTGTGTATTGATTTGGCATTATCCCGTCCCTGTTCCCAAAGAAAGAACCTGATTTATATCTCCTGTTAATCTAAATCTTTCAAGAGCCTGCTTATTTTCTATAATAACTCTTAAATCTCTTGACATATCATCCTGCAAGTCCAAACCTTCTCTAACATCCTTCGGACTTTCCCTTAAAGATATTGCAGCGGCATTATACTTAAATCTCGTGCTTTCTTCCAATTTTGTTATTGATTGAATTGCCTGATTTATATCCGCCCCTTTTGAACCTGCTGCTCTCGCTATTCTCGTGCTTTCTGCGACATTTTTGCTTACATCACTTTGAAGATTTTGTATATTTGCCGATGCAGGATTAAATAATGAAGATAAAGAAATTCCTGCTATATTTGTTGTTGCAATAAAACCCAAAGCGCCCATTGCGGTTTTACCCCCGGGTAAATTTTCAATTCTTTCTAATCTTCCGGGCTGGACTTCTGCTCCAATATTGGCTGCTGCGCTTTCAACGAAGGCTTTTCCTGCTGCAACATTTCTTTCCGCCGTTGTCAGAGGTTTAATATTTGTTTTCAGTAAATCTACATTCTGCAATTCTGCTAATTGCCGCTGCGCTAAATCTGCCATTGGTTGCTGCAGCTGTTCTCCCATCCGAACTTTTGCTTTTTCCTCTTCTCTTGCCTTTACCTGCGGAGCTAATCGCTCGGCTGCTTCTTTAGAAGATATGCCCTGCCTTGATGCAAGTTTTTCTCTTTCCTTAATATCTGCCTGTGCTTCCTGAACTCTCTTTTCTTCTTCAGGTGTTCTAAATCTCTTTGGTTTTGGCATTATTCAGTTCTCCCAATTTGTGTTTGCATTTCATTTGGCTGGAAACCAACCTGTCCTGTGTTTGCTGCCTCACTTGAAACCATATCTTCTTTAAGTGAAACAGGGCGCTCAAAGTGTATTTCCAAGCCTAATTGCGCTAAAATATCCTGTTCTAAGAGCCTTTGTTCAGCCATATAAACCTGCTCAAACGTTAAATATCCAACCTTGGAGGACGCTTCGGTGAACTCCTGCGAGCCTCCGAGGATTATCTTGGGAATGCCGACAGCCTGATAAAAGAAGTTTTCAAGATACCTTATCCATTCCAAAAATGGCTGCAATGGGGGAGCAACTACATCCTGAAACTCTGCCTCTCCTTTCTTTGCAGGAATTATCATAAGTTCGCCGTTCTTTATGGCATCTGAATATTGGGTTTTAATTTGGCTTATTTTTGTTGCATCATCAGCGTCAATATACATCACTCTTATTGTGCTTCTGTGCAATATTCTTCTCCAGTCTGCCATCGCTTCATTTCTTGCGAGAATAACCCATTTGCATGCTTCAATAACAGAGGTTCCGTGAGCTTCATTTGCTATTCTGTCATTGCATAAATGAAAAATCTGTTTTGGCTTCATTCGTTTCCATTCGCCTTTCTGCCAGACGTCATATCCAGTAATTATTCCTTTATCATTAATAACATGCCTTACATTTAAAGGATTAAGAGGCTTTAGATTTATCAAAATATTATCAATCTTTATTATTTCAGCATAAGAATCCCTGTTGACTTTCTTAACAATAATCATATTTTGCAGAATGCTGTCAAAACTATCCTCTCCCCAGCCTGAAATCAACCTTAAATTATTTGTAGTATGAATATCTGCGCTCCAGCCTTTCCCAGCTGTCCATGTTGCCAGCGCATCAACGGCCTTTTTTAATTCAGGAATTTTCTGATAATAGCCAAGATATTCAGGCCATTTGTCATTATAAAAATAGTTTTCAGTTTGATTTGTAGCCTCGTCTATGACTGCGCGGCTGACTGAATAATCAGGCACGCCTGTTTTCATTGCGCTTGTTGTTGTGTTGCTTAAATTTGTGTCCATTTTTTTATAAGTCCAGTATGAAAGGAACTGCGATTGTCATTCTTGTTGTATATCCTGATGTTATACATTGAAGTTCTGCGGGAGAAGCTGCTGCATCTGCGGCGTCTGCTGTTGCTGCGGGGTCTTGTCCGTATCCATAAGTTGTAGTTGAACCGCCACCGCCTGCAAGATATATCTGCACTCTTAATATATCTCCTGCTTTGAAAATATAAACTTGGTCTGATAAGTCAAAGGAATTCATGGCAGTCATTGATTTATCGCCTGCATTTGTTATTAATGCTGCATTTGTTATTGTTGCCCCAAGCTGTGTTGTTGCAGAACTGACTTTGTAAATCTTGGCTATTGTGAATACCTGCGTTCCAGCTCCGCCATTTCCAATTCCGATTCCAAGAGAATAAGACAAAAGCAGCTTTCCCTTAATGCTCTGCGGCTTGTTAAAAACCAAATCATAATTTATTGTTGTGGGAGTTGGAGCAGCGCCGACTATTTTCTGCACAACCTTTCCCGATGCGAGACCCGTGCTTTGCGCAACTCCATAAGTTGTTGAACCTGAAAGTTTGAAAGCACATGGATAAAAATTAATATAACCCACTCCATCAAGAACATCAACGGAGCTATAGCTTGCTATTGCGTTCTGCTGTGAAAGATATTTTTTGTTTAACATTTTTTAAAGTGGAGATTGAAGAGCATTTGTTTTAAAATCTTTGAGAATTGCAAGACCTGAATTTATCCTCTCGTCAAGTTTATTCATGAGCATGTCTGCCTCTCTTGCTAAATATCCTGTGTTATCATATGCGATTATGTCCATTGCAACAATGGATGATGCGACATCTGAAAGCATGTTTTTAACTCCGATTGAAAGCGAAGAATAATTATCAATATACGATTTTCTTGTTGATGCTTCAATCTTTCCTTCCGCTGCATCTGCGAAACCTTGAAGCGCAGAACCGCTTGCTGCGATTGTGCTATTTGCGTGAGTTCCTGCTTTCACAACTGCCGCTCCCGATGTGCATAATGTCCAAGATGCCATTTTAAGATAAAGAGTGTCCCACTTGTTTAATTGAATTGATTAACTCCTGTATCATTTCGCCTATTGCGAAAGCGTCGTTGGAAAGAACGACTTTCTCCGATTTAAGATCTATTGCCTTGTCTGCTACAGAAATATATTTATCCGTGAAGTCCATTCAAACGTAATAAATAGCGAGTTTATTTATTTTTTCTTTCTTGGCGAGGTATGCAGAACGGATTAATCCCTCTGCTATGTGAGTATAACTGCCGAATATCCTCACTTTTGAAACAGAATTATCTTCGTCTGCAAACTCCACCTGCACGCTTTTAAGAGATGTTTCAACTTCATTATCGTCCAGCAGCAGGATTTCACCCCGTTCCATCATTGCAAGAAGATTATCATACATGTCCTCTTTGAAAATACGCTGCTTTGATTTGCCATCCCTGTCCAGTGAGATTTTTCTGTTGTTCATTGCCACAATTATCCTCTTTGTCTGGGGATTGTCCATAAACCTGTCATATAAACCAACTCCTAAAGAACCCGAGCCTGCATCTATGCCTATTCTGATTGGCTGCCATATCAGGTTCAAGCCAAGAATTTCCTGCTCTGTCTGGGTTGTTAATTGCTGCTTCTTTACTATGCTTTCAACATGGCGGTAATGATTTTCCTTGAAGCGGTTGATGATTTCATAGGTTGTTTCATCGCCACCGAGGCGGCCTATATCAACGCCCAAAAAATTGTTTTCTTTTAATGCGGGCGGCAAAGGGCGCTTGAGAATGCAGCATTTTTTGATTAATTCGTCAGGGAAGAACTGGTTTAAGTCCTCTACAAACATGCCAAGATATTCCTGAGCATACTGCTTTATGCTCATTCTCGCCTTTTCCCTTGCTAAATGATTGAGGGCAGCATCCTTTCTCCATTGCTGCCATGTATCGCTTATTGGACGCTCTGCTACAACCTGCTCGCTATTTACCTGAAAAACTTTCCATTGGCTTAATGAGTTCTCGTAAGCCTTCCAGAAGAAACCGCGCTTTCCCTGCGGAGTGCCGCTAAGGCTGATTTTTCCGCCTGTCGTGAGGAGCATGGGAGTTACCGCTGTGAAAACATCGTCTGGTATGAGCTGGGCTTCATCTGCAAGAAGCTTGTGTATTGTGAGATAACGGATGCCTTCGCCTGCTATGCCTGTTGGAAGGCTCAGAAGCTGGGCGCCATTTTTAAGATTGACACGGGACTGGGTCGGGCGGTCTTTGCCCTTTGCTATTGCATTTTTGTTAATCTCGTGAAGGAAGTTAAGGGCTTTGATTAATAGTTCCTGCGCCTGACGCTCTGTTCTGCTTATGATTAAGGTTGTGGAATTGCCGTGTGTGAGGGCAAACTGGGCGGCATCATAAGCCATTGCTTCCGACTTTCCTGTTTGTCTTCCGCTTACAAGGATTTTATCGTCGGGAGATGCGATAAAGTCTTTTTGCCATTCATCCAGCTGCAACATCTTTTTCTTTTTTTTAATAAAGAAAATAAGTTTATAAATATTTTAGATTTCATGCAGATGCACCCGTGAGGAAAAGAGAATTAACCTCACGGGTTGTAATTTTTAAAAAATTTTCTTGGGGGTTAGGCAAATTTTATATGTAAGAACTTCAAACGTCGGGTGTTGTTTTGCATTACCGAGTTATTCGGTGTACCGAATAACTATTTATAGCCGTGCACTAAGGTTACCTTAGTGAACAGAAGCAAATCAATAGTGACTTACCCACTACAACCGTGCACTAAGGTGATTATTGTATACTTGAGGTTCCCTAAGTATA